CGTGGCTGGCGCACCGTTAATCAGAGCGGTAATAGCGGCCTGAACAAACTCAGTGGTCGCAATCCGCGTGGTGTTATTTCCTGCGGCAGGCGTCGGCGCTTTTGGTTCTCCGGTAAATGTCGGATTATGTTTCTGCGCATACTGGGTATGAGGATCCTGTGCGGCAATGTGGTTTCTCATCTGGTCATCCACATACAGCTTTAATTCCAGGACTTCATCATCCACGTATTTACGGGTCGCCAGTACCACCGACGGATCGATTTTCAGCGTGATAGCTTCGGTATTCGTGACAACCAGAATCATGCGGATAGTCTGGGTACGACCACTGCCTTCCTGTAACTGCGGTTTGTACGTTTCCGGGCAGTTCGCCACCGCAATGAGTACGCCTTCATCATCATAAAGCCCAATCTCACGGATCCAGAATCCGCCCTCGTTCTCAGGGATGATTTGCTCCGCAATAATCTGGCTCTGGTTGTTCGGGTCAACACTCAGAAGATTCAGCGGCGCGATGCGTTTCTGGTTAATAAGTTTTGTCTGTGCCGGGTCTGGTGTCGGCAAGACACCATTTGCATCACCAACGGCCATTTGCGTCAGATTCAGCTTACTGCCGAGCATCGTCGCGTTAGCCAGCCGTGCCGCGCCCTGATTAGTCAGAATGGCGTAGTATTTCACTGTCATGCGTTTACTCTCAGGTTATCAATTAAATGAATGGCCGAGGCCGGGAAATAATCCCCTCCGACAATAATGGCCTCCGGGGTGTAGGGATAAACCGTCAGGGCGTCACCGTGATAGCATCCCGCACCGGCAAAAATGTTGCCGGTTGTACTTAAACTGATAGCCAGTCCCGTCAGATGGCGGCTTGCCGGTTTTGCATCAGCAACGAGGCGCTCCAGCTCCTGATACATTTCCTCGGTAATACCCTGCTCAAGCACGCCAACAACGATACGGAACGTCCCCGGCTCCTCGTTGAGTTGCCACCACTCCCTCACCTCAATCAGATAGCCGAGCGGCTCCACCACACGCCGGATTGCGCCTATAGTGCCCTTATGGCAGTGAATGAAATACGCATCGCGGATAACAGCGCGTTTTGTCGCTTCCGGCCACTTATCATCCCAGCGGTCAACAGAAAATGACCACGCCAGCCACGGCAGCAGATTTGCCGGACAGGTATCCGGGTTCCACAGCTCACGAATACTGACCGGCGTTTTTTCAATTTCCGCACAGGCTTTTGCGGCGGCGACTTCAAGCAGTGATGAGCCGGTCGGCAGCAGGCGCGAATCACTCATCCGAGCCTCCGGTCACGACGCGGTATTCGGTACAGAAAGACGCCTGCGTACTGTTGAGCACGATGTCGGCCAGTGGTGCAGCCAGTTCGACACGCTGCACACCTTCCACATGCAAAGCGGCATAAATGGCAGACAGACGGATGTCACGCCCCAGCCGGTGCTGTGCCGTGATATACGCTTCCAGTTTTTTCACGGCGGCAGCGCGAATGGGTTCGCTTTCGGGACCAGGGTAAAGGTAAAGCGTGGCGTTTATCTGGTATTCAACGATGACGGCAGACTGCACGGTCACGCGGTCGGCCACCGGCCTGACATCCTCGCCATTAAGGGCGTTACGTACCACAGCCAGCAGGTCTTCGGATGCCACACCGTTATTCTCACGTGACAGCACAGAGATGGTGACGCAGGCCGGAGACGGACTGGTGACAGAGATATCCGCGACACGCCCGTCGGCACTGCGACCATGATACTGATAGGCACCCACCGACCCGGCGACGCTTAAGCCCTCAAACGCCTGCTGAATACGCAGACGATAATCGGTGTCAGACTCCATCACTGCCGGTGTCGGCGGGATGGTCGAATCATCTGCCGGGGTGATAATCAGGCGTGTGGTGTTGTAATTGGCACCAATCACATCAAGGTCATTACCGGCGGCACAGGCCAGCATTACCGCCCGTGCGGCCTCATTCACACGCTGACGCCAGATAAGCTCACGATAAGCGTTTTCCTCCAGCAGTTTGACGATAGGCTCGGATTCCAGCGTCAGGGTACGGGCGACCGCCTCCTGCTGGTCTTCCGGGTAAAGGGAAATCAGTGTCGCCTTGCGTTCAGCAAGAATGGTTTCAAAATCCAGCTCCTCGACCACATCCGGTGCGGGTAGCTGGTTCAGGTCGATAATCGGCATGGTTTCAACTCACAGGGATGGTTAACGAAAGTGGCTGGCCGGTGTCGTTGTGCCGGCCGGTTAACGTGACCGTCATTCGCCCGTCAAAACTGCGCTCAGTGGTGACGGATGACAGGGTGACGCGGGGTTCCCATTTCAGCACCGCCATGTAACAGGCGGCCTTAATCTGCAACTCAAGCGCCGGGGCCTGCGGCTGGTCAATCATTGACGCCAGCAACGAGCCGTAATCACGACGCATCACCCGTGAGCCGACCGGTGTACGCAGGATATCGCCGATACTCTGGCTGATATGCTCAAGGTCAGTGACAGTCAGGCCATCACTGCGATTCATTCCGAGATAACGCGCAGTCATAGAGGTCCCCCTGTTGTGCCGCCACTATCGCCGGGGTGTTTATGGGTATGCAGTACCTTACCGTTTGATGAGAGTTCACCACCGGTATGCTCGATGTTGCCGTGCATCTTCCCGCCCTTCTGCACTTCCAGCGAGCCAGTAGTCAGCTTGTTGGTGCAGACCACCTCCGGTGTGTCCAGGGTGACGCGGGTTGATGCTTTCACCGTGACCACCGGCACCGTGGTAGTAACAGAATCAGAAGCCGTCACGCTGGCCGTTTTAATTCCGCTTACCGTGAGTGCACTGGTTTCGGGTTCATACTCAATCACCGCCCCGTCAGGGAAACGGATATGCAGGGCATCCGCCGACGCAGACGGCGCGGGGTTATCACCGGAATAAATCCCCGGCAGAACGAACGCTGTGTCGAGTTCACCGCCCACGGCCAGAATCAGCACCTGTTCCCCCTCGGAAGGTGCCCACCACGTGCGCGAACGTCCGGCGCGATGGGTCAGCCACTGAAGCCAGTCGGTGCACATGCCGCCGGTCTGCACACGGCAGCGACCGGCGTTAAGGTCGGTTTCGACGACAAGGCCGGTGCGAATCATGTTGCGCAGTGCGCGCGCGAGTTCCTGAATATTTGCGAGAGTGTTCATAACGGGAAGGATGCCGCCGGGTCATACCGGCGGCAATGTGACGATGAGGTGTCAGGAATGGCACAACTAACGGTCGAGGTGAGCCAGGATAATCTCTTCAATCATCTGCACATCCTCACTGGTAAAGCCGAGCAGAGGACGCGCCGGATAATCAATTTTCTTACCGTCTTTCCGGTTTTCTTCCGACAGACCGAACTGATGCACGCTGGCGATTTTCGGTGACTTCCCGCCGTAAAATTCCATTGATGCCTGCTCCGGGCTGGCACGGATATGCAAAAAACGACTGGTAATAAGTTTCGCAAACATTTTTCGCTTAACGCGACCGGTCTTTTTTCTGGCGCTCTGCTGCTGGCGTGGCGCGTAGGGTGTGCCGTCCGGGGCTTTCTGTGCCATCACCCGACGCTGCTGACTCTGCCGCAGGCGCTTCGCCAGTTCGGCACTCAGTCGCCGACGCCCTGACGGTGACAGCGATTCAATCAGCCCGGTCAGCCGGTCTTCAAAACGCTTAAACTCATTCATCCCACTTACTCACCAGTTCGCCATTGATATAAAGCTCCATCGGGCGGGTGACCGGCTTCGGCGGCGGGGGTTCCGGGATATTCTTCACATGCAGTGCGCCGTCGACCTCACTGACCAGCGTGCGCTCGGTCAGCATCAGGCTGATGCTGACATCAAAGCTGCTGTCATTGTTGATGTCCGCATAAAACGTGAAGCCCTTTTTCTGGCCTTCGTCGGTGGTCATGATGTCGGGCTGATTTTCCCGCAGCCACGCCAGCACCGGCACAATGAGCAGGTCAAAATCACCGGTAAAGTCGGTCACAATCACATTGAGCGTGTAACGCTTTTCGAATGACAGCGACGTCGCCAGTGTGGAGGCAATACTCCCGTTATCCACGAATATCCGCAGCATCTCGGGACTGGTTTTCAGCACCGTGACGGCATCAGTCAGTGCCCTGCGCAGGCTGTCGGGTTTGAGCATCGTTTTCGTCCTGACAGTGTTTAATCATTTTTACCTGGCTGGCACAGCGTGCCAGCGCGTTCTCAAGCTGCCGGATATCGGCACTTAAATCGCCGTTCGTCTGCGGGTCACTGCCCGGCATCGGGCAAAGGCTCACTTTCGGGCAGGCGTTGTGGACAATCACTGGCGTCGGTGCAGGCGGGGCGCTGGTGCAACCGGCGCACAGCATCAGGCAGGTCAGCACCGTACCAGCGGCGGAAATCTTCGTTTTCATTGAGTAATCTCGTGATGGTTTTCTCGCGCTGAGCTTCACGCTTCGCGGCGTTCTCCAGTTCCTGACGCAGTGCCACCTGCGCCAGCTCGTTTTTGTCTGCCCTGGTGAGGGCAACATGAAGCTGATTTTTCAGCATGGTGATGGTCGTCTGCTGTTCACTGGCGACGTTATTCGCCCTGTCCAGCGAGGCGCGCAGGCTGGCGTTTTTATGCTTCGCCAGAAACAGACCGGCCACCGCCAGCGATAACAACACGACCAGCACAGTCATCAGCTTTGACATGGTTCCCGCCCCTCAAAACGCTGACGGCAGGCCGTACGTATCAGCCGGAAGAACAGCGATACCACGAGATAAATCAGCGCGGTAAAAATCCACCCGGCAGCGACCAGCGAGATAAACGTCGCCACCATCACTACCAGAGCCACCGCCCGTCTGCGCCACGGCACCGGCTGCAAAAACAGCGACGTGACAATCTTCATGGCCAGCGATTCCGGCGGCAGCTCTCGCCCGTAGCGTTCCAGTACATACTCTGTGGCATACACGCCGACACCGCCGGCAACCACACAGATAACCGTCGCCAGAATCGCCCAGGCGGCGACAAAACTGACGGCCACGCTCTGCGGGTAAATCAGGGACAGTGCCAGCATCAGCGCCAGCGACACGTTCAGCATCAGTGAAAGGGATAATTTCTTCATGGTGTTTACTCCGTTTAAGCCGGTACGCCGCCAGCGGTACGCCAGACGGTGACCAGTTTTTCCAGTGAATGCTCACGCTGACCGTAACCGGCACCCGGCAGGGACGCCCAGATATTGCGACAGCGTGAAATGGCGCGCTCAATGCGTCCCGCCCGGATGTCATCCAGTGCACCGCGTTCGCGGATCAACTGAATGGCGAGCCTGTCCTGTGACAACGGACTGAAATCCGGCAGGGCAAGCTGTTTGCGGTAGTGCGGCCAGAACAGGTAAAGCTGCTGATAGCGACCGGAGGCCGTGGATTTTTCACCGCGACGGTTAAACACCTTCGCCGGTCGGCCATGTGCGAACGGGTGGTCACTGTAGTCGGTGAAGATTTCCGGCTTCCCGTCCAGTCCGGTGACTATCACGTCATAGCCACGGTTTTTCGTCAGCGGATGATTCGCCGTCCCTTCGGACACGGCCAGCATGTCGAGAAAGGCGGCGATATTCTGATGCGTGTTAATTACCGGCATTACTGTTTCCCCCTGCCCTTAAAGCGGCGCTGAATGGCAATCTCAATCACCTGATAACCGGCGATACCCAGCATGGAGCCGATGCCGCACACCGCAGGCAGTGACAGGTCAGGAAACTGCACCAGAACAACACCGGCAACCATCGAGACAAAACCACCGAGCAACATGCGACCGATAAACAGACGCGGGGTGATGGGTTCACCACCGGCAAGCACCTTGCCGACAACAATCAGCACCCCAATCATGAAAAGCGACAGGACGCTTTTTTCTTCTGCTGTCATGCGTTACTCCCACAGATTGACAGTTTCAGCCACGGGCGCGGTCTGAACGTCGGGCAGTTCGACGGCGGTGCCGTGTGGCAGCACCGCACCCAGTTCAGCCAGTCCCGGATTTGCGGCGAGCACGGCCTCGACCACGCCCTCAGTGCGCCCGTAATACCGGACACAAATGGCGTCGAGCGTGTCGCCCTGTAGCGCAAAGGTCTTCATCAGATTTGACTCACGATGCAGCGCGGCTTGTCCTGGATGCGCGCCACTGCCCAGCGCATATCCCGCCACAGCTCATCAATGGTGCTGTCTATGCTGTCGGCCTTTTTGTCGCCTTTCGCACTGGCATCCACGCCGCGATAACGCTCATAAAGCGACGCGGTCGCCATCGCACACACGGCGCGCTCGTAGTAAAAAACTTTGATGTTTTCACCGTCGATGTCGTCCGCCGGGACGTCCGCCAGACGCGTAAAACCGGCGGCAATTTTCTGTTCGCGGTACTCGTACAGCTCCGCATTCGTTTCAGCCATGCCTGACTTGATGGCCTCACGCAGACGGGCAGGGGCGACGGTCTGCTCAAGGCGCATACGTTCCCGGACGCGCTTCGGGTCGATATCGGGAAAAAAGAACGTGTTTTTAATCACCGGCTCGTCGCCTGCCGGTTGCGGGATAACCACCATACCCTCACCGGACACGGGAGCCTCCTTTCGCGGAATAATCAGCGTCATCATGACTACCTCTGAAAAGTCGGGCGGTGGACGCCGGTGCAGTGTCAGGTGATTCACCGTCACTGACCGGCGTGCCGCCCTGGCGCGGGGCGCATTCGGTTGTTAACTGGCTTTCTTTTTCGGGCGTCCACGTTTTGCCGGTGTCGCACTCCGGGTCTTACGCGGAGTGCGGGTGGCCGCTTTGGGCTGCGGCTCCGGCTTCGGTTTCAGCTCCCGCTCCAGTCGTTCAATCTCTTTTTTGACGCCTGCCTGACAGTCGAGCTGTGTCGCACGTTGCAGGTGAGCCAGCGCACCGGCGGCATCACCACCATCACGCAGAAGCAGACCGGTGATTTTGTGCAGCTTTGCGCGCACTTCATCAGGCATGTCAGCCGTGGCGGTCAGTTCAAGGGTCTCCGTCAGCAGGCGGGTATCCACAGACTCACCGGCAGCGTGGGCGCGCATGGCCGCTAGCGCCACCTCCTCGGTGAACATGTATGGCGGGGTGCGGCGGTGTTTACCCGGCATGGTCAGACCGTACTTCAGGGCATAACGGGCAATCTCCAGCGCACCGCTAATATCGCCGGTATCCAGACGCCACAGCATGACCGTCATCAGAATGTCATCCTGTGCACCTTTGCCCTGCTCCAGCACGCCGTTCACCCACGGCAACCAGAACGGCAGCAGTTCGCGTTTTTTCGCGGCCTTCAGCTCTTTTGAATAAATCGCTTTCAGTGTGCGCTGGTCTGCGGCGAGCTTAACCAGCATCTGCTCATAGACAGTTGCATGTCGCAGCGGGGCGGCTTCCCGCTGCGCGGTCATCGCTGCCGAGACCCGCATCATGTGGCGCTGTGCGGGACTCGTCATCGGTTACGCTCCCGGCTCTGCGGTCGCTTTAGCCAGTGTGGAGAAATCACCGACCTTAATTTTTTCCACCAGACAACCGGCGGCGTAGTCCTCCACCACGTAATCAATGTTCATTGACTCGTAGTTCTCCACGCGGTCGAGTTTCGGGTTTTCCTCAATCACGCGGCGATGGCTGTCATCCATGTAGTAGATGGACAGGTTTTCCAGCTTCGTGATGAGCATCGCATCCGCCGGGAAGTACGGGACGCGTACCGCTGGCAGGTTGCCGATGCGTTTCTGGCTGATGATGACGTCAGCGGCCAGCATTTCGCTGTTGTCCTGCTCCTTGTTGACGATGGGAAAATACTTGTCCGCCAGTAGCTGACGTCCCACAATCACCACAAGGTCAGGGTCTTCCTGATACCACGGCTCAATCAGGTTGTTGGTCGCATCCATCACCAGTGCATCAAGGCTGGCATAATCACCGCCCTTACCCACGCGGATGACCTCAGAGGTGGTGTGCCCTTCCTCGTCAGTGACCTTGCTCATCACGCGCGCCGGGGCTTCATTGCGGTATTTCTGCAGCCAGCCGACCGCCACATCCTGCAGCATCGGATTGCTGCTGCGGTCAGAGGTTTCGGCACGCCTCACGCCGTTAAAACCGGCCATGATTAAATCAAGGGACTGGCGTTTGATAATGGCGTTACGGACACGGAGCTGGAAATCCTGATAACGCGCCCACAGATCCAGCGTTTTGTAGCGGATATAAAAATCGAAGTTAATCTGATCGCATTCGTACTTGTTTGACGCCAGCTTCGAGAAGTCCTTCGGCTGACGCTCGGTGCCACCGGCGGTGTCGGTGGTGCTGGCGATGGAGCCGGTGACACCAATACCAATTTTTTCCCCTTTCATTTCGCTGACCGGCACAATGTTGATGCGGGTCAGAAAGTCAGAGGACTCCTGCATGGTGTTCATCAGGGTCTGGGTGACCGACGGTTCAACGGTGAATTTTTTCGACACATCACCGGCGTCGATGCCGTTCAGTTCGGCAACACGGGACAGGTAGGCATTAAATTTAAAGCGGGTTTCCTGGCGCATAGTTTTTCCTGAAATTAAGGGTTAATCGTGAAGGTTTTCCCGGACTGACTGACGCCGGTCAGCAGTTCGTCATCAGGGCGTCACCGCCACCACCGGTGGCCTTGCTGCGGCGCTGCTGGGTCAGACTTTCGGTGTGGTCGAGACTGTTTTTCAGGCGGGTGAATGCCTGGCTGGTTTCATCCGCCCTGTCAGTCACCTCCTGCTTAAGTGCAGAAAAGGCGGTTTCCATCTCAGCGAGGCGCTGCTCAGTGGCGCTCAGTTTTTCCTGCACATGTTCAGCAACAGCGGTCACCGCTTCATGCACGTCATTCAGACGGGCGTCATCGCTGGCCTGTTTGCGGCCAAAAATGGATTTCACCTTTTCGGTCAGGGCGGTGAACACGGTTTCAGGCAGGTCTTCAAATTCCAGCTCAACGGGCGTTGCCACTGAAATCAGGTTTTCAGGGCTTAATTTGAAGCGGTTCAGAGGGTTGTGTTTTGCCGTGCGGCAGAATTCCAGGTATTCCGTGCCGAGGCTTGCCGGATCATCGGTGACGGCCAGCCCCACCAGATAACATTTGCCGGTGTTGGCAAAGTTCGTCTGAATTTCCATTGAGGTATAGACCTTCTGCGCGGCCTTGTTCATCGCGATAAGGTCATCGGTCGGGGTGATTTTCGCAAACAGCGCCCATTTGCCTTTCAGCGCCGAATCGTCATCAATCTTTTCGGCCTTCAGTTCGGCCACATCGCCATAACGCTTAAAAATACCGTCAGGCAGGATGCCGCGCAGATGTTCCAGGTTAATGCGGCAACCATAGACGCGCGGGTCAAAGGTTTCGGCCATTTCCTGAATATCCTGCGCACTGATGACACGCCCGTCACAGGTGTCACCCTCAACGCCGATACGAAAGAATTTTGAGACTTTTTTTGCCATTGTCAGGAGTCCTGAATAGTGATTAGAGGAGTCACATGTCGGCATCAGTTTCCCGACGATGCGCATCCTCCGCCATCAGTCCCGGATGGCTTATCACTGACACAACAGCACCTTAGCGAATCGCGGGGCGCGACTCAGTAGCCTTGCCGTGTATTCATCACGGCGAGGTATTCATGACCATCACCACAGACACCACTCTTTTACACGACCCGCGTCGTCAGGCGGCGCTGCTGTACTGGCAGGGGTTTTCCGTGCCGCAGATTGCCGCCATGTTGCAGATGAAACGCCCGACGGTGCAGAGCTGGAAACAGCGCGACGGCTGGGACAGCGTTGCCCCCATCAGCCGTGTCGAAATGAGTCTGGAAGCGCGGCTGACCCAGCTCATCATCAAACCGCAGAAAACCGGCGGTGACTTCAAGGAAATTGACCTGCTGGGACGTCAGATTGAACGACTGGCACGGGTCAACCGCTACAGTCAGACCGGCAACGAGGCAGACCTTAATCCGAACGTCGCTAACCGCAACAAAGGCGGGCGTCGCAAACCGAAAAAGAATTTTTTCAGTGACGAGGCCATCGAAAAGCTGGAGCAGATTTTCTTTGAGCAGTCTTTCGAATATCAGTTGCACTGGTATCGCGCCGGGCTTGAGCACCGCATCCGCGATATCCTGAAATCCCGCCAGATTGGCGCGACGTTTTATTTTTCCCGCGAGGCGCTGCTGCGCGCCCTGAAAACCGGTCATAACCAGATTTTTCTGTCGGCCAGTAAAACGCAGGCGTATGTGTTCCGCGAATACATCATCGCCTTTGCCCGGCTGGTTGACGTTGACCTGACCGGTGACCCGATTGTCCTGGGCAATAACGGCGCAAAACTGATTTTTCTCGGCACCAACTCCAACACCGCACAGAGCCATAACGGCGACCTGTACGTCGACGAGATTTTCTGGATCCCGAATTTTCAGGTACTGCGTAAGGTGGCATCAGGTATGGCCTCACAGAGTCACCTGCGCTCGACCTATTTCTCCACCCCGTCCACGCTGGCGCACGACGCCTACCCGTTCTGGTCGGGTGAACTGTTCAACCGGGGACGCGCCAGCGCCGCCGAACGCGTGGAAATCGACGTCAGTCATAACGCCCTTGCCGGAGGTCTTCTCTGTGCGGACGGCCAGTGGCGGCAGATTGTCACCATTGAGGACGCCCTGAAAGGCGGCTGCACGCTGTTCGACATTGAGCAGCTCAAACGTGAAAACAGCGCCGACGATTTTAAAAACCTGTTCATGTGTGAATTTGTTGACGACAAGGCGTCGGTGTTCCCGTTCGAGGAGCTGCAACGTTGCATGGTCGACACGCTGGAAGAATGGGAAGACTATGCGCCGTTTGCCGCAAATCCGTTCGGCTCCCGCCCGGTATGGATTGGTTACGACCCGTCACACCGTGGCGACAGCGCCGGATGCGTGGTACTGGCACCGCCGGTGGTGGCCGGTGGCAAATTCAGAATACTTGAGCGTCACCAGTGGAAAGGCATGGACTTTGCCACCCAGGCGGAATCCATCCGCAAACTCACCGAAAAATATAACGTTGAATACATCGGGATTGATGCCACCGGCCTCGGTGTCGGCGTGTTCCAGCTCGTGCGCTCGTTCTATCCCGCCGCGCGCGATATCCGCTACACGCCGGAAATGAAAACCGCAATGGTGCTCAAGGCAAAAGACGTTATCCGCCGTGGCTGTCTGGAATATGACGTCAGCGCCACCGACATCACCAGCTCGTTTATGGCTATCCGCAAGACCATGACCAGCAGCGGACGCAGCGCCACCTATGAGGCCAGCCGCAGCGAGGAAGCCAGCCACGCCGATCTCGCCTGGGCGACCATGCACGCCCTGTTAAATGAGCCACTCACCGCCGGTATCAGCACCCCGCTGACATCCACCATTCTGGAGTTTTACTGATGAGTAAGAAAAAAGGGAAAACACCGCAGCCAGCGGTGAAAACAATGACTGCCAGCGCCCCGAAAATGGAGGCATTCACCTTTGGTGAGCCGGTGCCGGTACTCGACCGCCGTGATATTCTGGATTACGTCGAGTGCATCAGTAACGGCAGATGGTATGAGCCACCGGTCAGCTTTACCGGTCTGGCAAAAAGCCTGCGTGCTGCCGTGCATCACAGCTCACCGATTTACGTTAAACGCAATATTCTGGCTTCAACGTTTATCCCGCACCCGTGGCTGTCCCAGCAGGATTTCAGCCGCTTTGTGCTGGATTTTCTGGTGTTCGGTAATGCGTTTCTGGAAAAGCGTTACAGCACCACCGGTAAGGTCATCAGACTGGAAACCTCACCGGCAAAATATACCCGCCGTGGCGTGGAGGAGGATGTTTACTGGTGGGTGCCGTCCTTCAACGAGCCGACAGCCTTCGCGCCCGGCTCCGTGTTTCACCTGCTGGAGCCGGATATCAATCAGGAGCTGTACGGCCTGCCGGAATATCTCAGCGCCCTTAACTCTGCCTGGCTGAATGAGTCGGCCACGCTGTTCCGCCGCAAGTATTACGAAAACGGCGCTCATGCCGGATACATCATGTATGTCACCGATGCCGTGCAGGATCGCAACGATATCGAAATGCTTCGCGAAAACATGGTTAAGTCGAAAGGCCGCAACAACTTTAAAAACCTGTTTCTCTATGCCCCACAGGGGAAAGCCGACGGCATTAAAATTATCCCCCTCAGTGAAGTGGCGACGAAGGACGATTTTTTTAATATCAAAAAAGTCAGCGCCGCAGATCTCCTGGACGCACACCGCATCCCCTTTCAGTTGATGGGCGGTAAGCCGGAGAATGTCGGGTCACTAGGAGATATTGAAAAAGTGGCAAAGGTCTTTGTCCGCAATGAACTCATTCCATTACAGGAGAGAATAAAGTCAATAAATGAATGGTTAGATATGGAAGTCATAAAATTCCTTGATTATAACTTATAAGTAAATATATAAAGTTGGCGGAATGCAATCCCGCCAACTTAACTATATATACTTCCTTTTTACTCTACTTAATTCTATCACTGATAAGGAGTGACAAAATGACAAATTAATAGTATCGATATAATCCAAAATTTGACTCTCAACCTCAATAAAAATATTTTTGGGCCCATTACTAATCGATATACCGATTTCATCCAAAACAGCCATCATTTTTCTCTGATGAGTTTTATATTTATAGTCTTTATTTTCCTCTGTAATATGTGCATTGGCTTCCTCAATAACACATTTGATTCTAGATATTATTTCTAGATAATCTCTCGAAACAGATATATCACCGCCTTGCGCTTCAGGGAACATAACCCTATACCATCTAAAAAAATTAACTTTCTCTGGATAGATGCTACTTCTTTTAGTTAACTCAGCACTTGCAAATTCTCTAAACATCGTCAGATGACTAGTGTAATTACTATTATTATTATTTTTAACTCCAGCGTTATATGTCATCAAAGCAATCATAACACCAAAAACGGTAACAAAAGTTGTTATAAGCCATCCAAACGCCTGAAAATACATTACTATACCAGATGTTTTTTCCGCAAAAAATTTTAAGCACTGGCTATCGAAGCATATATCACGCTCATATAGCTTTTCATTCTGAATAGTTTCAAAAAGAGAAATTAGCGAAAAAATCAAAAAAGAGCTGACGACACACCGACAATATATTTGAGAAGTCTAATATTTGCATTCATAATGGTTTTAAAGATGCCAATCTAGATTTAAAACACTCCAGTTTTTCTTTAAATGATTCAGAGCGAGTAAGAATAATCATCTTATATCTCGTCAAATCATATTTTCTTTTATACCAATGTTTATTTTGATTACCTTTCGAATACGACAACTCTAAACTTTTTATAGCTGCATCAATCACAGCAACATCTCTTTTAGATGGCATCGGTTTTATTGCCTGCAACTGTTTCTTGAATGATTCATATTTTTCATGCGCAACACGGCCAAGCTTATTCACTCTCCCCATACATCTATTGAATTCTTTTCTGTATGCAACACTTGTTTTTGTGTTATTTTTTGCCGCCAGTAATTTCAAATTATGTATAGATGCCCTGATTCTTTTGACTTCATCGGATGGTAGTCGAGGTGAGTCATAGTCAACTCTTAAACCATGTACTTTTATAGGTTCAGATGAACAGTGAAATATTTTAGTTTTGCGCTTATTTATCGGCAAGTCATGCTCAGAAAGCATCCTCTCTATATGGCTTTGCATTTGAGAAAAATCATAATTACTTATTTTAGATGACACGGTAATATCATCTACCAAACGCGTATAAACAAGTCCTTTCCTCTGCGCACGTCTTACCACATCCCCTTCAACAGCGAATAAACACAAAGTTGCTATATAGCTTGATGTTAAGGCCCCCTGTACGACAAAATCATCCTTAGTACATATATCCACCAAGTATTCAAGAGCCTCATCCTTAATATGCAATATCTCCTCAAACACGCTCCTAACCAGATCTCTATGGATATTATCGAAAAAATTACTTATATCCACCTTGAGAACTGTTTTTGCTCCACAATGAGCCTTTGCACATGAAACATAGTCACGTTTGACATTAGAATTTAAAACATCATTTTTACTGGGAACTGAACCAAACAAAAATGAAGGAAAAACAACCAATTCCTTAAAGATACGTTTATTAATTCTACTCTGTAATAATCTCATTTTAGGATGCAGGGAGTAGACAATCCGTTTGCTTCCGTCAATTTTGGGAATTTCTTTTAGAGTATATTTCTCATCTAATGGTAATTCTGCAATAGCTTTAAGCTCTTCAACAGAAATCGATAAAGCCTTTGACAACTTTTCAAGTGTTGTGATAGGAGCATTGGATTTGCTGTATGGTTTAAATTTATCCATAAACATACCATTCAAATTCAAAGTTACGTACGGTCTTCCCATACTCAAGGGTGGAACAGCAGAGATGCTTACATCAACAATTGTCAGCAACAGCCTCTGCTATCTTTCGACCGTACGTAATGTCGTCGGCTACGGCACCATCGTAGTTGACGACGGTGGGGCCTCGCTGATAGGTCCATAGTGGACGCTTTTTTGTAAAAGCAAAAACTGACAATTTAATGTTGTTGACTGCCGCATACCAAGCGAATCGCTGGTGCGCTAAGAATAATGCAACAAAAAAATAAGAATTTCAACCGGGTAACTGCAAGCCAGCGACATCGTTTAGCGCGCAGTGCTTCCCCCGCCTCGCCCGCCCGCTTCATGGGGCGGTTTTAATGCAGTTGCATGACCACTCAACTAGCGCGCCAGTCCTGATGTCGCCAGGCAGTTATTGTTCTCTGACTTGCGTGCGCTTCGATGCAGAGTAATGCACTTCCTGAATTGCTCGCATTCGCATCGTTATCATGATAGAAAACAGGTAGTTATTTGTGCGCAACTTAAGAAGAAATCACTAATTATGAAAAAGATTTATGAATTAACTACTGGTAGAGCGCTTAAGTATTTTCTGCAGCATGATTCATACACTACTCTGGAGCTACCCAGTTATGTCGATTTTTCTTCCTTGCTTGAAGAAATCAACTCCGCGATAGATGAAGGTAAAATCAACTTCCAACCTGACTCCAAGTCATTGATGGGGAAGAATATAAATTACGAGGTTTTAGTCAGCAAAGATGGCTTATATAGCTGGCGACGAATAACACTAATTAATCCTCTGTACTACGTGTATTTTTGTAAACTTATTACATCCCCTTCCAACTGGAAGGCTATAAAGAATAAATTTAGAGAGTTTGAGTCTAATGATCTTTTTTTATGCTCAAGTACCCCAGTGAGCAAAAAGAACACCTCAAACGTAGCTGCATCTGTTTTAAACTGGTGGGAAGATTTTGAACAAAAAAGTCTTTCATTGGCTCTTGAGTATGAGTTCATGTTCAGCACAGATATTTCAAACTTCTACCCTTCTATTTACACTCATAGCTTTGAATGGGTATTCATCTCAAAAGAAGAGGCCAAAAAGAAAGAAAATAACAATAACCCAGGACGATTGATTGACACTCATATCCAGATGATGATGAGTAATCAGACAAACGGAATACCATTGGGTAGTACGTTGATGGATACATTTGCCGAATTAATTTTAGGCGAAATTGATTTACAGCTAAGAAAAAAAACTGAAGAGCAAAAAATAACGGATTACAAAGTAGTTCGCTACAGAGATGATTATCGAATATTTTCAAGCAGTAAAGATGATTTGGACAAAATCTCAAAGTGTTTGGTTGAGGTCTTAGGTGAGTTTGGGCTTGATTTAAACTCAAGAAAAACAGAACTACATGACGACATCATTCTTCACTCCCTTAAATCAGCAAAAAAAGAATATATTATAGAAAGGTCGTTCAACTCCCTACAGAAAATGTTGTATGCAATATATTTATTTTCTTTAAAACATCAAAACTCCAAAATTACAGTTAGATATTTAAATGATTTCTTGCGAAAATTATTTAGGAAGAAAAAGATCACAAATAGTGGGCATCAACTAGATGCAATGCTTGGAATTATTTCAAGCATCATGGCTAAAAACCCAACCACCTACCCAGTGGGAATGGCTATTTTCGCAAAACTCTTGACCTTCCTTTATGACGACGATGAACTCAAATTTGGCAAGTTACAACAACTTCATTGTAAACTAGGTAAACAACCAAATACTGAAATGTTAGATATTTGGTTTCAACGAGTTCAAGGGAAGATACACACACAATGGGAAGGCGATTACAAAACAGCCCTATGTCAACGCATAAATGATGAACTCAAGGGAAAAAAACATTTACCATTGATGGCCTGTGGGATGTAGAGTGGATTCCGGGCTCAGCCAAAAGTAAAAACAAACAGAAAATACTATCAATTTTGAAAAAAACAAAAATTGTGGATTTAGATGCATTCGAAGAAATGGATAATGATATTACACCAGAAGAAGTGAACTTATTCGACAAGGAACACAGCGCTTAACGAAACAATGTTATTAACTCAACATGACTTCGTTAAGCATTAAAGCGAACAGTCATATGAAATTTCGACATCCCTAACGCCTCGCAAGCTCGTTGTTCACCCCCGCCAGCACTGAAAGCGAGTTTCAGCGTCGACGGGGTTTTCTATGGTCAACGTGGTGACAGATTATGGGCACGCGTGAAGGTAGAAATATGGACGGTTGGGATTATTGATTTCTCCCATACGGCTGCAGTTATCACTGACGATCTCAGTCCCTCCGACCAACTCGTAGAGGGTCAGATTCTCTTTGACCATAATTTGTAAACAATAGCCATCAGCCGCAGACTCTTGCACGAGTACAATGGCGGAACCGGACGCATAGCTAGTAATGTATGCATTAGTCATAATGACATGCTTCCAAAGCAAGATCGCCACGCAGTTCCGCATGATCCATCAGTTGCTGATACCAACCATCAAGTGGAAGCAAAATCAACCATTTCAATCATTTTTATATGTTTGTTGAGAATCCCGGCCACTCATCAGCGACCGGATACGTGAATTTTTCCCCGTCATAATTTACGGTCGCGCCACGCGCCAGCGCCTCAAGCTCCCATCGCTGTGGCCTGATACCGTTCTGAGCAAGGTCAACGCGGATACGGGTAATTTGCATTCGTTCCGACCGGGTCAGTCTGGCCGATGGCGCTATTTCATGCGGTTTTAACGGGCTTCCGTTTCTTTGCTGACGGTTTGGTCTTCTCAGACCGTGTTTTAATGCACCTCTGAGCGCCCTCACGACCTCCTGGTCATTCCATTCGATAACACCGTCATCTACCAGATTAAGCACTGCTGCGGCGTGCTCAGAAGGTGTGGGAGCCGGTAACGAAGTATCACCACCGGTGAGCTTTCCACAGTTATTGACAGGACTCCGAGGCGCGGCGATGCCGCTTTTTAAAGTCAAAGGCTGAACGACCGGAACTTTCGGCACAATGCGCCAGTCCGTCGTTCTGGTGATATGAATATGACGCGCGCCGAGATGCGGCGCGTAAATGCCGACCACTCTCTCGACCTCTTCCTCGTACTCGTTAACGTCATCCGACGGGCTACGGGCGACCCTGACAGTCTGACAATCGCGCGGGACATTTGCCCCACCCTGCGCGCTGATATACAGCGCAAAATCGCCACTGTCTGCGGCAGCGCGTGCAGCCTCGACGCGTTCGTCAAACTCATCAGCAATGCTGACGCCGCGAGGCAATTTGCGTAGTTCACGGTAAGCCCCCATTGTCGGCAGGCCAACCGTTTTAAATTGCGGAATGCGCCACGTTGACGCCCATGCGGTAACAGCCGCGGCAGTGTCTTTCAGCGGCCTGCCGGTATCGTTATCGAGCTGACCATCCAGTGCATAGCCGTCGATGTTTTTTGAAATGTATTTCGCGATATATCCCGCAGCACCGCCCCGGTTAAGGTGTATTGCCTGAAAACGGTTTCGCGCAGCTCCTCTTTCGTCTCCATCCTCTTTGAGCGCGTAGCGACGCATGATTTCGATAATCTGGTTACGCTGGCGTGGATTACAAAAAAGCATCATATGCCAGTGCGGCGTTCCGTCGTGGTGTGGCTCGACGACACGCAAACCGTAGACCTGTAAATCATTATCCTTGAATGCCGTGCGCATCAGGCTCCAGATACGGCAGAGATATCGCTGCGCATCCTTTGGATTAAATGCCTCATCATTCCAGCCGTGATTAAGCTGGACGGTTTTACTTTCGCCTTTTCCGACCTGACGTGTCGGGTGATACTTTGACGGCGCGGTCAGCGTGATAAACATCCCCACATCACCCTCTGCTGCGGCGTAACGCTCAATACCGGCAATGGTGTTCATCAGCTCCATCCGGCGAATTTCAGGATTAGAAATACTGCCCATCACCTTACTGATAAGGTCGATGCGCTCGCCGGTTTCCCTGTTTTCGAGATCACACGATTTAAGAAATTCCAGATTTGCCTGGCGGCGTGCACGCACATCACGAATGGCATGTTTACTGGCATAAGGAGAACGGTCTTTATTGACCTCCCCGACAGCAATCAGTAACGCCTCATGCCAGCGCATACGCTGGCCTTTAAGCTGATGGGTCCACCACTCATCGTTAAACAGACGGGCAATGGCAGAATATGCCTGCCTCGTGGTCATCTGCCCTTTACGGTATTTTTTCCAGTAGAGAGGGGAAATATTGAAAGCACGTGCAGCACCAGCAACATGACCATAGAGGTGAGCCTGCGCCTCATCCGTAAACAGCGATTCTTTTTCGCCATGCGCATCCACCCAGGCATCGCAGAGTTCCTCATACATCATGAAAAGCTGCGATGAGATACGGGCGGCAAACTTTTTCAGCTCCTTGTCATTCATCCCCGGCAGACGCGCATAATGGTCACGCTCTGCCAGAAACAGCAACGACGCGTCGGTGTTCATTTCATGGCGCTGATTCACACGCTCAATGCGCGGCCATAAACGACGCTGAAAAGTGGATGTGAGAAAATAAAACCCGTGCACCGGGCTTTTATTGCGCCGGATGTAGTCATAGCGTGAAGTAAACAGCGAGCGCAAAAAGTAAGGCAGGCGGTTAATCGTGGATAAAACACCTTGCACCTGACGCATCTCGTCACGTGTAAGGGGTCTTTCGCGCCCGACAGCCTCGCGTGGCGCGTTCCATGCATAAGCACCGGTAAACGCCTTACCGGTGCCTGCGGCAAATGCTGACGGAGGGACAAAACGCCCGGAGGCTTTAACGGCCATATGAGCCAAAAGCCTCTGAACAACGCTTGCTGAGTTGCTCAACCTGCACGTTTAAATCAGCAAAAGACTTTGCGCTTCCGGTCAGAATATCGTGATGCATCAGGCCGGAAACGAGCTGGCTTAATTTCGGGTAATAACCAACCACCGACAGCCATTCCTGACCGGCGTTTTTACCGCTTTCCGCTCTCTTTTTCTCGTGGAGAATAAACTGAAAGCTGTCACTGGTAACGACATAACGTTCGCCAATTTCAATACGAATACTCATGCCGTTCTCCGGTAATGTTTGTTTTTTGCTTCAAAGACTGACTGACAGGAAACACAACGCGTGGCTGACGGATAAGCCGCACGACGGGCAGCAGGTATTGGCGCGTCACACTCTTCGCAAACCAGCGCAGAAGCACCGCAATGTTTTACCCTTGCCGCGTTAATCTGGCGCTCCAGTAATTCAGTCTGTTGTTCCTGAATAAAATCTACGTTGTCCGGCATTATCAGCTCCTTTTATCGTTAAGTTTCCTGGATACATCAGCGCAATAACTGGCAAGTTCTGTCGTTAATTTTGTCAGTTCATCCACGGAGGAAATTTGCTTGTGGAATACAGCGCGTTTAACAAGTAAATTGACCACATCAGACAGGAGGTTTAATTCATTCTGATAAATCGCGATAACAGATTCAGTTATGTCGCGTTTTTCTTTATCAAGACCAAGTTGAATAAGAGACAAATCACCATTTTCCATAACGGCGATTTTTAAGGCGTTATTCAGTAATACAACTGAATGAGAACAGGACATCAAAGCACCTCCCCGCGAGACAATCCGATATTGTGAAATTTTTCCGACTCCTGACTGAGCAGCTCGACTATCTCCACGCGGGATAACTCCGCCTTTGTTATGTGGCGAATCATGGCGTCAAGATGAGAAGAAAAGCGCGTCGCAGCGTCGGCCTGTGCTTCGGTTCTGGCCTGTTGCAGCAGTAATGCGTATTTACCGCACTGATTTTCAGAAACTGTATGCATGACTTTCTCCAGGCAAAAAGAAGCCCCGCACGATTAAGTGCGTTAAAAACTCTGGTTAATTACTTAATGCAGATATTGCTCTGGTTTTACCGACGTCAGAATTGTCGGTGCATACTCAAACAGACTGAATAATTCACGTAATGCACGGAATAAAGCATCACGCCAGTAACATGACTCTTCATTAATTCGCCAGTATGGCTGGTTGAATTCTTTTTCAGTCAATCCGGCATGCATAAATAAAGTACGACGCTGACTGACTGTTAAAAAACTAATATATGCATACTCACTTGCGCCAACCTGACGGCGTTTTGAGAATGCCCCACGCAATTCATCAATTGCACATACCAGTCGTTCACGTTCGACGTCGTTCATTTCTTCAAAACGCATCGTTGCGTGACGCTGTTTTAACTGCGCATGAAAGCAAACTGTTAGCCGTTCGCGCTCCATCATCTGATTATAATAATCACATGTATCCTGCCAGCGAGGAACGGCAAGATGCTTACCAATTATCCGGCGCATAGCTGCTGGCTGTTTTTCAACGAGATTGAGCGTCATCACTGTCATTTCCATACCCTCCGGCTTTTCAGAAAGGTCAGAGCCTTTTTTAACGGACTCTGTTTTTTGGTGCGGATAATGATTCCCTTACGCCCCTTACCGTGGGTGATGGTGAAGTCAATCGCCCTGGGGCTTTCGTTACGCAGTAACTGAGCAATACAACGAGGCTCATTCATACGGTTCTCCTTAACGTGGTTCACCGAGACCTAACCACATCAACCAGCCGTCACGAATCTCTTTAGGGCGGCTTTCATAAGCCAGTTTTAGTCCGTTATTCCATGCCGGAAGGTATACCCAATATTCACCTGCACGACCTGAAGCTGATTGTGGATCGGTCATATCAATTACAGGCAGCTTTCCTTTATCGATCATCCGACGAACCGCTCCTGTCGATTTTCCTATTAGTTTTGCGAACTCCTGATAAGGAATCGCATCAGTCATGAGTGTTACTTGCTTGCTCATGTCGTCCTCTAGCCCTCATGAATTGCGTTTAATGTCTTATAATGCCTTTTAGTGCCCACATCCAAGCACTAAACAATCTACATCTAAACTAAATACTATTGAGATCTAAACACCATGTCAAACACGATAAGCGAGAAGATAGTCTTAATGCGAAAATCAGAGTATTTGAGCAGACAACAACTTGCTGATTTAACAGGGGTTCCGTATGGCACGCTGAGTTACTATGAAAGTGGTCGTTCAACACCTCCAACAGATGTCATGATGAACATCCTGCAGACCCCACAATTCACCAAATACACTTTATGGTTCATGACCAATCAGATCGCTCCTGAGTCCGGGCAAATTGCGCCCGCTCTCGCACACTTTGGGCAAAACGAAACAACGTCGCCCCACTCCGGTCAAAAGACTGGTTAACAATTCATCGTGAATATATTCATCACAAGTGCCTACTATTGGTGGCTAAATTTCAGCCACCACGAAAAAAGCGATTAGTAGTCGCAAAAAAACACACCACTCGGAGGGTTTTCTGATGGCAATCAAAAAACTCGATGATGGTCGATATGAAGTGGACATCCGCCCTACTGGACGTAATGGAAAACGCATCCGTAGGAAGTTTGATAAGAAAAGCGAAGCTGTCGCTTTCGAGAAATACACGTTGTACAACCACCACAATAAAGAATGGCTATCAAAACCAACAGACAAGCGGCGTCTGTCGGAGCTGACACAGATCTGGTGGGATTTAAAGGGTAAACACGAAGAGCATGGGAAATCTAATCTTGGAAAAATTGAAATCTTCACAAAAATAACGAATGACCCATGCGCATTTCAAATTACGAAATCCCTTATCAGCCAGTACTGCGCCACCCGAAGAAGTCAGGGTATTAAACCTTCGAGTATCAATCGTGATTTAACATGTATTAGCGGCATGTTTACAGCCCTGATTGAAGCGGAGTTATTCTTTGGTGAGCACCCTATCAGAGGGACAAAGAGGCTTAAGGAGGAAAAACCAGAAACAGGCTATCTCACACAGGAAGAAATTGCCTTACTGCTTGCAGCACTTGACGGCGACAACAAAAAGATTGCGATTCTTTGCCTGAGTACAGGAGCACGTTGGGGAGAAGCAGCTCGTTTGAAAGCAGAAAATATCATCCATAACCGCGTCACGTTTGTTAAAACGAAAACAAACAAACCACGCACCGTCCCGATCTCAGAGGCTGTTGCCAAAATGATCGCGGATAACAAACGAGGTTTTTTATTCCCTGATGCTGATTACCCTCGCTTCAGACGAACAATGAAAGCAATAAAACCGGATTTGCCAACGGGGCAAGCCACACATGCACTAAGGCACAGCTTTGCCACTCATTTCATGATTAATGGAGGAAGTATTATCACGCTACAACGGATACTAGGTCACACGCGGATTGAGCAAACTATGGTTTACGCTCATTTTGCGCCAGAGTACCTTCAGGACGCCATTTCTCTTAATCCGCTAAGAGGTGGTACTGAAGCCGAGAGTGTCCACACAGTGTCCACAGTAGAGTAACGTTTAAGGGCTTTCAGTGGTAATTTATGCCGCTCAAACCCGCATTGTACCGTTGAAAGCCCCTACTGGTGACACCCTAAATCTCCCTTACACGGGCTTATTTTTTATGCATAAGCCCTATCCCTGGTCACCGTCTTCCATTGACCACATCGATAGAATCTCCCTTCATAGCACGATGCCTTTCACGTAACGGCATCGTGCTCGCACAGGTTCCGGCTAAGCACAACCAGAACGCGCATGTTTGACGCTTACCAAAAAATATTCTCACTCTCCACATTTGAATGTCAGACGAGCGACGCCATGTAATCCTGCACCTTCTGTCTTCAGGTCAACTATCTGCATTTTTTGCCCTGAGTAACACAGAAATGGGCTGCATCATTTTTTACTATATTTTCTGCACCAGATATTCTGCCCCTGGCTAAAGAAGCTTCGGCTTCGGTGTAGTATTGGTTATCGAGTTTACGCTGAATATTACTTTTATATGCAAGACCAAATTTACCGATACTTGTCTCATCATTATGCACAGCACAACCAGACATAATAAAAATACTAATTAATGATATAGCAGCTATCTTTTTCAT